AAGCATCGAATATATGCTTACGATAATTCTTTTTAGCGATATCCACATAACGATTTTCAGATGCAAACGCACCTTTCTTCGCTTGTAATGATGGTGCAAGGCCGATATTTGAATTGACTTTCAGCATCTGTGTAGACCTCTCTAGATAGTTGGCATGCGTATTCGGTGTAGTATCTAGTTGATTTGTACTTCGAAACGTTTTATAAATAGGATTCTCATCTCTATTGTTAATATAGCTCAAAGACGTAAGTTGAACAAACCCTGAAAGGTCTTGGTACAAAAAATATGGTGTGCGATTAATATCTGCAGCAGTATCTAGTACTGTCATAGCTGCTCTCAGTGGATTTGATATGTTTATATTACCATCGAATTGTGTACCGCATTTACCAAATGTAGCAAAATTCGACACATTCAAGTCGTCTTTCATGATTCGCTCGATGATAGATACGTTAGTTCCAGATATTGTTCGCGAAATTGTTTTAAGCGGTGCAATATAAGCATGCTCTGACACAGCAACTAATGTATAAGCCTGCACCTGTGAGTTTTCAGCGTTCCTAGCGTAATCATTATATTCCTGTACGTAAAACTTATAAGATAGTGTACGTTCAACATCAAATGATTTAGTGACAATTTCAATATAAAGAATTTCGTTACCAGTAATGTTAAATTCTTCTAGGAAGTTTGATTCATCACGGATCCCAACCTCGCATACAAGCGCAGGAGAAAAAAGACTTTCGTGTATCTTAGTATAACCTACCATGCCACGTATGTCACGGCGTTGGCCGTTAACATTTTCCATGACACACTCTGTCAATTGATAGGCAGAATTCCCTATAGAATTACCTTTTTCATCAACAAAGCCTCTATTAAATTTATCACTCATTCAGCAGTTTTTTAAATTCTCGCGCGAAGGCCTCTATGTATATTGGATCTACTACTTTGATTGTTTTTCTCAAATTATTTTCCTCTATTATGTCATCATATATTGACACATAATTGCTCGCTTCAGGACCTGCATTATATTCACTTATTTCCTCGTTAATATTTGTTGGATCGTAATAATGTGCAGGAGCAAGAGATCCGTCTTTCCAATACTGAGTAGATGTTAACGTGTAATTTGCATCTAAGATATCATCTGGATAATTTTCAAAAAAGGCATTCGGCCTAAATCTAACTGCAATTGGTCTTAGCTCGTCTAAAAATGATTTACGAAGGCCTATAGTTGTTGAATTATCACGAAATTGAACGCTAAAATCGCCGGAAGCTTCGCTAATATAGAATAAATTAATTTTTGATTCAGCCGAATATTTAATATCTAAGGTGCTTTCTGTGCCTACTTCAGCATTTACCGATGCATCTTCTGCAAACCAAGTGATGTCGCTATTATCAATCCAAATAAGAGACATATTTGGATCATAATCTATAATCTTAGCCGAAGCAAATACTCGTTTATTTTGCTCAGTACCAATAACTTTACACAACCTTAAATACGGAGAATAAGATGTATTTTTAAACGGAATACCCGTTATCATTGATCTCCTCCCTTGGCTGTCAGCCTCTCCAACTGGAAATCTAAACGCAGAAATGTTTTTGTACTGATTAGCTATATAGTTTTTAATCTCGCTATCGCCTTTTGGCCATGCTGATAGACCCTCTTTTAATGAGTCGTTAGTGATAAAAAATGTCCAATAGTAATCAGGTGTGCCATAAAGTCTATGCGAAACTGTGTCAGGCCTTTCTGCATTGATAATATCAACTGTATTATATGCATATGAGTTTTGTGCTAATCGATCAATAACATCCACATAGCGAAAATAGTCGGTGATTACAGTTTGAATAGCATCGCCTTGTACACTATACAAAGCTTTTGGAAATTGATTAAAAAACATTGTGTTATATTTACTTTATTATTCGTGCGGTGGATATAGATTTTTAACTTTTCAAAAATGTCGTGTGGCCATATCATTTGCCAGTAATTTTTTTGGCAAAATTAATTGCATTTTGGGCTGATTTCGCCTTAGTTATTTGTTCTTCACTTTCCTTTAGATTTTTCAGGGCCGTATCCTGAAGTTCTGCAACAGTATCTGTTAAGCTGTTAAATGCTTCGTCAAATTCATTTTCTCTGACACCTTTTTCAAGATCAACAATTTCCTCCCGCGTAAGGATTTTTGTTTCTTGGAATTGTAACGACACGTCAATTTCATAAGGTGACATATCTTCATCACGAAAAGTGTTTGACGACGCATTTATAACTGTATTTGCCGCTGTAAGATAACATGAATAAATTTTAGGCATATAGGTTAATTCTTTCCCTCCTTTTGGCTCTAGAAATTCAATAATCCACTTTGGCGGGTATTTAAGCATAAAACTACTAACACCTCCTAATTTCGATGCATACACCTTTTCTCTAAATACTCGTTGTATAGCATCGATCTCCTGGACTTCCTGCTTGGATTTTCCGATCATTTTAAAATCAAATTGGAAATTTCTAAGTGTATTTCCAGAAAATGCGGTATTAGTCCTTGGATTTCTAACTTGTTTGTTCGCAAATTCAATAGAAGTTGCTATATTATCCGCGCCTAAAGCTTTTGCGGCTAATATTGTTGCGCCAATACCACCAGCAGCCTGGGCTTCTTTTAAGGCTATATCTTTGGCCTGGGTTGCCTTATCTGTGATAGTACCTTCTGTTGCAGCGATTTTTGCGAGTGTCCCAATAATTCCAATATCAATAGTAGTATAAGATCCACCATCGCTGTAGCTAACACCCTGCGGGCATGGGAAAAATACTGACCTATTTCCTTCATCTCCTGAAGATGGTATGCATGTAAACCTAATCATCGGCCTACCCTTATCTTCTAGATCTATCGGGAACTTCATAGTAGGCGGGTCTATGATTCGGTCTGCTTCGACAAGAAGTTCGGGTAATAATTCTGGTGCCATATAAATAAGTATTTAGTGTTATTTATAACAAAAACCATGGCGTATTCTGGAAGATATAGAGTAAAGAACCCGAAAAAATACGAAGGTGATTTTAAAAAAGTCAAGTATAGATCTTTATGGGAACGACAGACATTTAAGTGGTTAGACAATAATCCAGGCGTAATAGGTTGGTCCTCTGAAGAAGTAGTTGTGCCATATCGTTGTAAGACTGATGGTAAGATACACCGGTATTTTGTGGATTTATTTATTCGTACAAAGGATGGGAAAGTGTTTCTGATAGAAATCAAACCTAAGAAGCAAACGCTTCCTCCTAAAAAGCCAGGGCGCAAAACTAAAAGGTACCTTACTGAAGTATTGACGTATGCTAAAAACCAATCTAAATGGGAAGCTGCTTCAGCATACGCAAACAAATATGGCATGACATTTGAAATATGGCATGAAGATACTTTAAGGTCATTTGGTATAAAAATCTTATAAATAGATTTAGATGGCTACATTTATTAACAGGATTGAAGATCGAGCAACTCTTTCCGGCATTGAAAGAAACACTAAACAGTCACTAGATTGGTTTAGGAAGGAAATTCAAAACATCAAAATGCCTAGTAGGCCTAAGCTGATGGCAGATGAGAATCTCGATTACACCAACAAGCCTCTAATAGGCCGTATGTTTATGTATGTGTATGATCCGAAACATAAGAAAACTCTTCCGTACTACGATAGATTTCCTTTAATATTCTTAATCGACAGAGCTGAAGGAGGGTTTTACGGCCTTAATTTACACTATCTATCACCTAGGTATAGAGCAATATTCTTTGATAACTTGACGGAATATACAAATAATGAAAAATACAATAAGACAACTCGTTTAAGACTTAAATATAACTTTCTTGCATCTAATGCAAAGCTAAGATATTTTGCACCGTGTTTCAAGCGTTATCTCACAGACCATATTAAATCACGGATTGTCGAGGTTCCAGCTCAACATTGGGAGTCTGTTTTATTCTTGCCATCAGAACAATTTAAAAAGGTCAGAGCACAAGGCGTATGGGCGCTATCTAAAAAACAATTTAATTAAAAAGTTATGGGACTACTAAACGATATTAAAAATACAATCAACCCAGTCACGATTGACGAGTTTAAATCAACTGTTGGTAAACGAGGTGGTATAGCTACTACAAATAGATTTGCTATTACTATTACACCTCCAACGGCAGGCCTATTAAACCTAGGAGCTTTACTTGGTGATGGGCCATTAGTTAATGATCCGCGGGACATAAACATACTATGTGAGTCCTGCTCTTTGCCGGGCAAACTAATTATGACAGGTGATTATGATGCGTACGGAGCCAATCCAAGAAAATACCCGCAGAGCTCTATTCAAGAAGATGTGGCATTTACCTTTTTACTCACAAATGATTTTTATGCTAAGAAGACATTTGATACGTGGCAAAATTCTATTGTTGATCAAACATCACAACTAGTATCTTATGATGACAAATATAAAACAGACGTTTTTATTCAAGAACTAGATAAAGACAATACACCAGTATATGCTGTTCGCTTAAGAGATGCTTATCCTACAGCTGTAAACAGTATAGATCTTTCTAACGCCAATACAGACGCTGTGGCATCAGTGAGTGTGAACATGACGTACGATTTCTTTGAGGTTGAGCCACCTATTAGATCGATGATAAATAGTACTAGCAACAGGCTTAATGTACTGCAGCGGCTAATATAAATTATAAATGAAAAACATTATGGCATTACCAACAATTGAATCACCTAAATATTTCTTAACTATTCCATCAACAAACGAATCACTTGAGTTTAGACCATTTCTTGTAAAAGAGGAAAAGGTTTTAATGATTGCACAAGAAGCAGGAACTAATCAAAGTATGATTTCAGCGATGAAAGACGTAATAAAGTCATGTACATTCGGTGCATTGGACATTTATTCGTTAGCTATGAGCGATCTTGAGTATATTTTACTACAAATTCGTTCAAAGAGTGTCGGCGAAACTTCTGAAATTAGATTTAAATGCGACGAGTGTGACGAAATTATAGAATTAACAATAGATCTTTCAGAAATAGAAGTTTCAAAGGAAAATGAAAAGGAAAACAAAGTGCAACTAACTGATGATGTTGGTATAACACTTAAAGCTCCCGGGCTTAAAGAAGCTGAAAAAGCAGCTAAAAATAATAAGCAAAACAACTCTATTGTTCAATCACTTTCGAGTGTAATCGAAAGTGTGTATGATTCTGATAACGTATATCCTTTTGCGCAAGCAGAACCAAAGGAAATAGAAACCTTTATTGATTCATTGAGCAGCGAGCAGGTTAATAAAATAAAAGAGTGGGTTGATAGTATACCAACGCTTAAAAAGGAAATTAAATTCAAATGTTCACAGGGTAAAGAGAGAACAAAGATCTTAAGTGGTCTTGGTGATTTTTTCGCCTAGCCCTTTCTCATAACTCATTAGAAAACTATTATCATGTTCAATTCTCGCTTGTACAGCACCACAAATACAGCTTAACAGAACTTGATAATATGATTCCATGGGAAAGGGAGATTTATATTACACTTTTAAAAAACCACATTAAAGAAGAAGAACTAAGACAACAACAAAACAATGGCTGAAGATAAATTTGTAACAAGAAAAGATCTTGAAGACGTAACTCAAAAAGTTGCGATTCAAAATTCAAAAGACATCGCAAAACCTCTTGTTGATCAACAGAAAAAAAATGATCTTAAGGAGCTTGAAAAAAGTATTGAGCAAAAAGCCTTGTTTCAAGATATAGCAGATGGTATTAGGGGACTTGGTGATTCTCTTCTCAAAGGTTTAAAAAGTCTAATTCCTAAAACTGATGGTGGTCTTAGTAAGCTTTTGGGATTAGGCTTGGGATTGCTTCTAGCTCCATTCGCAGCCTTTGTCGGCTTCCTTGGTCAATTAGGTAGAGAGCTCAACTTCTTTACGAAAGGAAAAGCCGCAATATGGTTAAAGAATTTTAAACAAAAGTTTAGAGCGGTATTTAGTAATATATTTAAAAGTCTCAAAAACAGTAAGCTAGGCAAATTTATTAGCAACATTATCGGCAAAATTAAAAATACAAAATTATTTAAGTCGATCAGCAGCTTATTTCAAAAAGTGTTTGGCGGAAAGGGTGGATTTTTTAAAAGATTGGCTGAAATTTTTGGAAAAATCGTAAAGTTTGCAACCGGTGGTCCGTTTAAAGCAATCATGAAATTTGCTGGATCCATTGGACGAATACTAGGTAAAGTGTTTTTGCCTATCACTATTCTCATGAGCATATTCGATTTTGTTAAAGGTTTCATGCGTGGCTATGAAGAAGGCGGTATTATAGAAGGTATTAAGCAAGGTATTATGGATGTATTCGATGGATTAGTGGGCGGCCTCCTCCGAATACTAATGTGGATACCAACTAAGATTGCTGAATGGTTAGGATTTGACAATCTTGCGAAAGCAATAGGTGAACAAACAGAAAATGTTATTCAAAGCGTTAAAGATGTGTTTGGCGGGTTAATTGATTTAGTAGTTGGCATTTTCACATGGGATAGTGAAAAAATGGGGAAAGGTCTCCTCGGAATATGGACAGGAATCAAAAAAGCTCTGTTAGTTCCTTTTGAATTAATTATGGCTTATGTGAAAGACTTGTTTGGTTCAGATGTTTTAGGAAAAATAAGTGATAAAATTAATGACATTGCAAAAGGGGTATTAGACTTTTTTGCTGATATCGGAGAAAAGATTGCAGATAAACTTGGATTGCCCGAAATAAAAAGAAAGACGAAGGATGTCGGTCCGAATGCAAGGAATCCAAATGCAATAGATTTGAAAGAAAACTACAAAAATAAGACGCCACTTCAGGATATGTTTTTTAAGAATAAACCTAAGCAGCTTCCGCAAATGCAGCAAGATAAGGTTAGAAACGGCGTAGTACCAACTAACAATATTATTAACAATTATAACTTCAGCACTAATAATAATAGCATTAGCACAGGTGCTTTAAAGCACGCGCTGGAAGCTGGAAAATAACTAATAAGGGGTGACCTTTCAGCCACCCCTCTACTAGTATTATGTTTTATATGTATTAGCCCTTCTTAGGAGCAGGCTTTTTACCACCTTTTGGCGCTGGCTTTTTCTTGCCCTTGCCTTTATTTTTTTGAGCATTCTTACGACGCTCTGCCATAGCTTTTTTAGCTGCAGCTAGCTCCTTACCTTCAACTTTGCCATTGCCATCCTTATCGAATCGCTTGACCCAAGCCGCTTTGGCTGTCGCTTTCTCTGCATCACAAAGTTTACCATCTTTATTCTTATCGAACTTGGCCATATGAGGAGGAAGCTTACGCTTGCCATCGACCTTTGCAGGTTTTGCTTTGTGTTTTCCATCTTTACTGTGATGGTCAGCTGCGCAAACTCCCATTGTGAGAGATGCAACGATTAGTGTAATTAATTTATTTTTCATTATCTTATGTAGTTTAGCTAGATGCCAATTTAGCAAAGTAGCTGAGAGTGTCTTCTGAGTCACCTTCTGAAGTAGAATCAGCAGTGTCTTCATTAGAAACTGAATTCATATCAGGAGCTTCCTTCACAGTGTTAAGCTCTACCTGTTGCTCTGTTGAGATTGTAGAAGCAACTTCAGCTTCGCCTAAAACTTCAAACAACTTGCGCTTAAGATCCGAATATGATTTGTAGTTTTCAGGATCAGTAAATTCACTGAGCTTATAAACTTTGTTGTATACTTCTTCGAGTTGACCTTCATCACCATCAAAGAGAGGAGTAAGGGTATCAAATTCAGATTTATCATAATTGCGATAACCTTCTACCTGCCGAATTTTCAATTTGAAGTTGGCACCTGACCAAAAATCAAATGGGTTGACTGGTTTTTCATCTTCAAATTGTGGTTGCATAACATCCATAATTTTATCCATGATTTTCTTACCATACTCATAAAGAAAAACCTTTCCTTCATTTTGCGGATTAGCAGAATCAGAAACGACAAGCACGTTTGAAACGTGATGTAGACGACGCTTACGCAATCTAGCAAGTTCCTTATCTTCATCACGGCCTGTATTCCAAAGCTGTGAGTTTAATTCAGAAACTGGATCTTGCTGACCAATTGAAGTCAAAGACCTTTCAATATACCAACGCCCAGTTGGTCCTTTAAAGCCGTGATCCCAGTATCGTACCCAGGGAAGATCTTCGCCACTACCAGCTGGTAAGAAACGAAGAACGGCATAGCCGTTTCCCGCTTTGTCGACAGTTGGCTTCCACAACCGATCATCGCCATATGACTTTTTTTCGGTGTTTGTATCAGCGGCAGAAACGAGTTTAGAAATCTCGCTTTCACGGTTTTGTTTTAGTTGTTCGAATGACATAGTATTTTATTTTGTTTTTGTATTTGCAGTGTATATTTTGTTTTTCTCTGACAGAAGCTATATTAACATAAATTCGTTAAGTTGTAAACACTAAAAGCGCTTTATCCTTAATTTTATTTTTTGGCAATGGCTTTTGCAGCATGATTGACTTATAGCTTATAAGCAAGTCAAGCAGATCTTTATTTATGCCTAAAGGATCACTCAGAATGCCCTTCAGGCTCTTTAAAAAATTGACGAGTATATCCAATAAGACGACGCTCTCAATGCTAATCTGGCCGCCTCTGAGGGCCTCTAATACAGGACTCTGTGAGAAGTCTGGTGTAGCTGAACAGATTTCGTCAAATGTGTACCCTTTGTTCAAGAGTGTGTTCATATCTTGTTCAAACATGTACGTCAATTTATCGTATCGCGCTGTATAAGCACTATAGACATTATCGCACATATCACCAATCCAGAGATTTTGATTTTCAATTAAATTTGCAGTGTAATATTCAATAAGTTGTTCCCTATTAAAACGACGAGATAGTTTTTCAAAAAAGTAACGATCTTTGCGTTTCTCAAATGTTGCTTGTTTTACAGCGGTTTTAAAATTGTATTTTACAGCATCGTAATCAGTAGTGAAATGTAGCTTTAGCGATTGGTAAATTTGATACGCTATATATCCGCTCATTATTCAGATTTTTTGGTAAACTCTGGAATATACAATGGAGGTGTGGAACCAGAATCCGGATCACCACCAAACCAAACTCCTGCACAAAATTCACCTTGACTTAAGCCGACCTCAGTTTCAATTGTCTCAATTATATCCGCATAAATTTCATCGCTTTCAACCTCATCTCCAATATCATATCTTTGAGAAGTGTCATAGTGATGCAAAGATCGATTACACCATTTAGGTGTTTCCTCTACACAGATGACATATTTCTCACCTTTATATTCAACAACACTATTCCAGCGCGTTTCGTACCAATGCTCATCTGCACTTCTAATTACTTCAATTTCGTTCATAGTATTATTCAAAAATCACAGCTACTTACTTATTTACCTTGTCCTTTGTAAGGTTTTTTGTAATTTGTCGATCCTTTATTTGTGGATGTTTTTGATTTAGCGTGAATTCCTTTTCTTTTAATACGCTTTTTTACTTCGTGTTCTCCGATTTTTTTCATGGTTTAATATAATGTTGATGTTGTTCTCTTAATAATGTTTCTATCCATAGCTTCGACTTGAAGCTTACTTTTCAATGGGCCTTTTACGAGCTTGGCCATATCCTCTGGATCAATTTCCTTTTGCTCGCAAATTTCGATGATTGCTTCAGTGTATGTCATTCCATCTCCATACACAAGTTTTTCAACTTCAAAACGCAACTGTTCTTTAGTTATAGCTGGTTTAATTATGATTTTGTCTTTACTGTCTTTGCTGTCGTTGCTGTCGTTGCTCATAGTGTTCTAATAAGTATTGTATCTTTGTTGATTCTGCCATTTGCCGGCTTACGTTTTGTCTTCAAGTTGGAGAGTTCTTTTGTTACTTGCCGTTCAGTTTTAGCAGCAAGAATTGGTAGAAATTCTTTCGGTTTTCTTAGTGTTAGAGAATATGATTGGGCTTCGTCAAAGCCTTTTAGTGTACTACCTTGTACAGTAAAACCATCGCGGCTGGTTGCTTTAAACACTGTCACTCTTCGGTATTTCGTATTAAATATGAATAGTGATTGCGCACCAACAATGCGTGTAGGATCGCATGATTGCATACAGTACTCTTCTGATTCATTCAAATAATTTAATCGCGCAACTTGTTTATCTGCGGTCTTTGCCTTTTTGACACGTGGTTTACGTGCACCCTTTTTAGAAGATTTGTAAAGCACAATTTCATTTAACATATCGTCAATTGCTTTAATACGATTTCTAAGTTGAGGTCTAGAAAGGTACGAAAAACCTTCAACCATTTGAGGACACCTATTTTCGTATGCATCACTAAAATCGCTTTTGTGTCTTTCTAACCAATTTACAACAGGGCCAATAAACGAAACAGGAATATTTTCACCTCTTAGAATAGAAGCAATAGGTATCTTTTTTATTTTAGCTTTAGGATCTGTCCAGTCGTCTAATGTTTCTTCTAGTTCAAAAAGTACACTGGCTTGAACCTTTTTAGTCATGATTGCGTGTACGTTGGGTTTTTTTGGACCTGAATTATTTTTAACAGTTGGTTTTTTAATACTCATTTCAGATTTAGCATCAGACAAAATAAAGCCGATGTTGTTTTTAACACACTCTCGGTTAGTGCTAAATTCAGGCATTCCCATATTGTAGCAGCGACAAAGCTTTCCAGTGATGTTAAATATAAAACTACTTTTTGGAACGTGCGGAATACATGCAATATCAGTATCTGAATAAGAATTATTTTTCATGTATTCTTGAATAATCGGGATATAGTCATCCCGATCAAGATAGTAATTATAGAAGTTTAAACATTTTCCAAGTTTATCATGATACTTTTCTTCAGGGCAATTATGCCAAGATGGTTCATCACCAGTGAATTTAAAATCAGGTGAAGCAACCATTCCAGACTTAAGAAACTTTTTGTTCTTCTTTGTTAGCATGATATTATTATACCAAGTTTCGCCTGTTTGTAAATAAAAAAAAGCAAACAATGGTGTGGTGTTTGCTTTTGACGGATATTTACGCGCGTTTTTTGGTGCTCAAAATAAGAAAAAGCAAAATACTAGCCAATAGAACAGAGTTGCTTTCCGGAATGGCAGTACCTGTGGTGCCATTAAACTTCAAAATAGCAGGATTTTGAGAGAACGATACGCCATTCAAATAAATATCATTACCTTGTACCGCAAACTGATTTAACGAACTTAAAGTGAGTTTGGCATTTGGGGACAAATTGACGATAGATCTTTCTGTTTGGCTATTGATTGAGTCCCCACCTCCTCGTAGTGTCAAGCTACTAGTTGAATCTACATTTATTTGCAGTCCAATTGCAGAAAACATAGCGTTCATAATCGACCCTTCTGTTATATTCAAAGTTGAATAGACATTCCCATCATCATTCACTCCAGTAAATCCATTGTCGTTTTTAAAAGTAAAAGAAGTTGATTTTAACGTAAGTGAAAATCCATTTCCAATTTCAATGTTTGAATAGGAAGGGCTATCCTCAAGTATTTTTGCGTCTGTTATGGTTAGTATGCTAGCGATAGCAGAATCTCGATCTAACTCTTTTAAGTCTGATTCTGAAAAATCCCAATTTGGAGCATCATAAATATCATAAATATCCTCTTCTTCTGCATCCCAAGTAATAATTGAATCTTCTTTTTTATCTTCGCTTTCAGATGTCTCTACGACTTCCTCACTACTAATCGAGGTAGGTCTTACAGGATTAATTACAGGGTTAATAGTAGGGTTCCCTGTTGGGTCTATTTTACGTATTACACCTCCTGTAGAGATTATAACAGCAGATTTAGCTACGGAAATAATTGAAAGTAAAGTTATGAGTGCACGCTTCATTTCTTCTTTTTCAGTATAAAGTTTTTAAGTTTAGTTAGATTTCCTGTGAGTTTACCAAGTATTCTGCCAAGTTTACTTTCAGCCGGAACAATGTAGGAAAGCGTTCCAAGTAAACCCAGTATTGAAATAATAAACTCGGGCATTGACCCCATATATGGAGCAAGTATTTTATCAAATAAGTCTTCCATAGTAACTATTTTCTTATCATGTTAGGGAGTTTAATCACATCAGGGACTTGAGTGACTTGATCATCTTCTTCTAGTTCAAATGTCTCTTCTGAATTCTCAATATCTGTTTTTTTCTCTTCGCCCTCTTCAGACTGTTCTTCAGGCTCCCCTTTTTCTTCAGGCTCACCCTCTTGCTCTTCAGCCTCCTCCTCTTGCTCCTCTTCAGCCTTCTCCTCTTGCTCCTCTTCAGCCTTCTCCTCTTGCTCCTCTTCAGCCTTCTCCTCTTGCTCCTCTTCAGCCTTCTCCTCCGATTCCTCCGATTCCTCTTCAGAATTTTCTTCAGTTTCCTCTTCGTCTACTTTCTCTTCAGTTTCCTCTTCGGTTTCTTCAGTTTCCTCTTCGGTTTCTTCAGTTTCCTCTTCGGTTTCTTC